GGTGGATCAGGAGACGCACAACCTAAGTCTTTGACCATTACCGATTTCTATTCGGCAAACACCCGTCAATATCCCGGCGTTCAGATTACCGATTTCGGTTTAACTTATAGCGCTGACGGAATGTTGGAATACACCGCTAAGGCTATGGGCTTCCCATCAACAACCACTAGCGCACCAACACCTTCATTCACCACCGTCTTGCCTACTCAGGTATGGACAGGAACAGTAACCATCGGCGGAACAACCGTTGGATATGTTCGCACAGGCACATTGGACTTGTCGCGTAAGGCAGAAGCTATTTGGGGCGTTGCAAACACCCAGTCTCCTTATCAAGTATTCGTTGGCTCATTAACCGCCAAGGGCAAGGTCACCTTCGTCATGCAAGACGACACAGAACTTACTCGTTACCTCACCAATACCCAACCTGCTCTTACCTTCAACTTTTCAACTGGCTCAGGTTCAACTGCAACTCAGGTTCAGTTCACCTTGTCAAAGGGTGCTTACAACACCGGAGAAATTGACCGCACCGCCGACTATGTTCAGGTGACGGTTGATATTGAAGGTCTTGGAAATACCACCGATGTCGGTGCAACTAGCGGATACTCTCCTGTTAAGTTCACCCTGCAAAACGCATTTACTAGCGGCACATACCAGTAAACGCGTAAACTAGATGTCTGTCGGGCAGCCGCCTTCCCTGCCCGCCAGACCCTAATTCGTGAAGGCAAAGCTGGAAGGAAACCATGTCTAAAGCAATTACACTCCCATCGGGCGCAACCGTTACTTTGCGCGATCCAAAATCTTTGCGTCAAAAAGACCGCACGAAGGTTTATCAAGCCGCAAGCAACGCCGAAGGTATTATGCAAGGCGTATCCATGATTGACGGTCTTATCGGCGTTCTTGTCGAGTCATGGTCATTTGACCTAATCATCCCTTCTGTTCACCTTGCCTCTCTTGGCGAATTAGAAATTCCTGATTATGACGCTCTCGCCGAAGAAGCAAGCAAGGCTCAAAACATTATCTTTGGTACTGGCTTTCAGGCAACACCAGAAAACGAATCGAACCCCGATAGCCCTTTAGACAAATCCAACGCTTAGTTTGGGCGGTCAATAACCCTACAAGCCAGCGTTCAAATCAGGTATATCCTGATGATGAGTTTCTGTATTACCTCTGCGCTAAAGAGTTCGGCTGGACTATCGAGGAAACCGATAACCAGCCAGCGCACTTCCTTGATTGGGTAGTGAACTTTCACAAAGCCATTAAAGAGGTTAATAGTGATAAAGAGTAATATCAGCCAAGTCAAGAAGTTTATTGACAAAGCCGAAACCAATTTAGATTCAGGCGCTCGCGCTGCGCGTGATGAAATGATGGCTACCTTTATCCAGCTCGCTCAAAAGGAAATCAAAGGCGACCGTAAAGCGGTGGGTTATCCAGCAACACCGGGTCAACCACCTATGAATGTGACAGGCAACTTGCGCCGATCCATTCGCGGCGAAAAGGGTCAGATTGGCTTTGGTACTTATACCGCCGTTGTCGGCCCAACCGTAGGCGTGTATGCCCGCGCTCTTGAAATGGGTGGCAAGTACGCACCGCCTTCATGGAAAAATCAACAAAGCTATCCTTACATGAAACCTGCGTATGAAAAGTTTAAAAAAGTATTTATGACCATTGTTCACAAGCATCTAGGATAGGAAGGAATAACGATGGCAGATTTTATTCCACCAGTAATCCTTGAAGTCACCGCAAAGGTTACAGGCGCTATTACAGGCTTGCGTTCGGTCAATGCTGAAATGGACAAGCTAGAAGCCAAGGGGGCTTTAGCCTCTGGCTCAATGGCAAAGTTTGAAACCGCTTCTAAAATGGCGGGTACTGCGCTTCTTGGTTTGGGTGGAGCATTTGGTGTCTTTGCCGCCGCGAGCATTAAGCAACTTGATAGCTTTGAAAAAGCACAATCTAACTTAGAAACTGCCATTACTAATACAGGTGTCAGTTTTAAGGATGCGCAACCTATCATCCAGCAACACGCTGACGCAATGATGAACCTTGGCTTTACCTATAACGACACCTATGCCGCTCTTGCCACCATGACTGCCGCTAGTGGTAGCCCGGCAATAGCGTTAAAAACACTTGGAGCTGCCGCCGATCTAGCTCGCTTTAAGCAGATTTCACTTGCACAAGCTGGCACACTTCTTGCCCGCGCCGCAATAGGTCAGGCTAAGGGCTTGGGCGATTTGGGTATTGCTATTAAGAAGACAATTCCTCAAGGCGCTTCACTAGCTCAAATCTTACAAGCCGTTGAAATGCGCGCTGGAAATGCTGCGTATAATTTTTCTAAAACTTTGGCGGGTAGCCTCTTAGTTGCTCAAGCCAATTTTCAGAAATTGGAAATTGAAGTTGGTACTGCTCTTGTTCCTAAACTTATCTCATTGTCTCAATGGATAGTTGGTACTGGTATTCCTAAATTGCGTTCATTTTTTGAGCTTGTTAGAAACAACAAGGGTTTGTTTGAAGGCTTGGCTGCCGCCCTTGCGGTTATTTGGGCAGTACCTAAAGTTGCGGGATTTGTTAGCGCAATCGGAACTATGATCAAAGCCTATCAAGCCCTTAGAGATTCTGCGCTTGTAGCTGCTGCCGCCGAAGCATGGGCAACAGGTGGTATCAACATTGCTGCTGGTACTGCCGCTATTGCGGGTGTCGCCGCCATTTACGGCGGAATTAAATTAAACGACCTTCTTAAAGGCAAAAATCCAGTTACGGCTACATCTGGGCCTGCTGCTACACCTTGGTCTGCTGCTACTGCCCCTCAATTTGGTGGCACGAAGTTTTATGCTGGAACTTCCATGTCTGACGCTAACCCAAATCTTAAAGGTCGCCCTTATTCCGTTTTGCCATCTACCACTAAAACCACAGGCACTAAAACTTCAATTGTAAAAAACAAACGAGGTACAATGAGCAATGTGACTGTTAATGTTAATGGCGCACAAAATCCAACTGCTACTGGTCACGCGGTTGTCAAAGCGATTAAGACGGGAACAAGATAATGGCAACCCCTTCATCGGCTTATCAGTTTGCCTTTAACGGATTCTTATTTGGCGCTGGTACGCCTTATGTAGTGGAAAACATTGACGGTCTTGCCGACCTTCCCGCCATTCGCGTTCAAGATGACAACCGAGGCTACATTGACGGATCGTGGTCGGGTCGGGATTTCTTGGATTCTCGTACCGTAACCTTTGATTTTATTATCACCGGAGACGGAACGCACAACGCGCAGTATTATTACAAGCAACTGCAATCTAATCTGACCTACCAGCAGTTAGGTAACTACCCATCCACCATTACCTCTAGCGCCTATCAGCTTGGACTTTTTCAGTTCTATTTGACTTCTGCTACAGGCTTGCAACGGATGTACGGTCGCGTTCGCGCTATTAAGACCACGATTGACCCAGATTTTTCCTTTGGCTTTATCGCCACCCAAGTAGAGTTTTATTTCCCCGATCCTCGTTACTATGACGATACGGCAACGGTAACTTCTGGCACATCGGTTACGGTTAATAACACAGGTTGGGCGACCACTTGCCCCACAATTTACATTGCCACACCGCCAGCCTCAACCTTCTCCATTACTGACGGCTTTAGCAATTATATGTATTTCTCTAATGTCAATACATCGCAAAGCATCACGATAGATTTACTTGCCCGCTCTATCTATCAGAACTCCACCTATGCTCGTCAGATTTTGACTGTTGCCTCTAGCTGGCTCAGCCAACCCGGTAACACTTCATCTACTTGGTCAATGAGTTCAGGTTCAATGCAAGTAACCTATCGGAACGCTTATGTCTAATTATCGTTATTTTATTACTCAGCTCTATCAGAGCGGAATTAACGCAAACCCTATTGTTGCTGAAATTCCTTTTACCAATGTGAACTTTACCCAAGAGGTAAATAACAACGGTACTTTTACTGGCGAGGTATTGCTCTCTGGCTTGTCGCAGGGAGCGTATGGCGTGACGGCGAATGTTGTTGCCAACACCATCCCCGGACAGTTTGCGCTTTATGTGGACTTTAATGGATCGCCTGTATGGGGCGGTGTTATCTGGAATCGTGAATATAGCTCTGATACGCAAATTTTGACTATTACAGGTCAAGAAATGATGTCGTACTTTAACCGCCGAGTCATTTACAATACTTCTGGTGGCGCGAGCGGTAGCACCGTTTTCACCAATCAAGACCCTTGCTACATCGCCAATCAGCTTATCACTCAAGCCCAAACTGCAACCTATGGTTATATTGGTGTAGCTACAAACACCACGACATCGGGCTACTCGGTCAGCCGCACCTATTACAACTTCGAATTAAAAACTGTCTATCAAGCCATTAAGGATTTATCTACTGGTTTGGATGCGGGAACGCAAACCCCATTTTTTGATTTCCGCATTGTTCCTAGCTACGCAAGTGGCACAGGTGTCAGCGCCATTACTAACACCTTTACTATGGGCGTTCCTTATCTTGGCAACGGATCATATAACGCGGCTACTTCTAGCGCCCATGTCTTTGACTTTCCCGGCAACATTGTTTCTTACACTTATCCCGAAGATGGCACAACAACCGCTAACACGGTGTACGGCTTAGGCTACGGCGCAAACACAAGCAAGCTCATTGCCACCGCCGTTGATTCATCCAAGCTTGGCACATGGCCTTTGCTGGAATCCTCAGCCAGCTTTATTGACATCAACGACCCCACGCTTCTCAAAGCCGTTACCCTTGGTCAAGTGAACGCTTTGTCCTACCCACCAACAACGGTTCAGGTTGTCATTCCGTCTTATGTTGATCCGCAATTTAATACTTACAAACTAGGCGACTTCGTGCGCTTATCTATTAACGATGATTTCTTCCCATCTAGCACAGGTGGCGTTGCGGCTAACGAGGTCTATCGTATTGTTGCCATGAGCGTATCGCCCGGCGAAAATGCTCCAGACCGCGTGACTTTAACCCTAACCCTTCCCCTTGCTACAACAGGAACGGTGAGCTAAATGGCGTATGCAAATCTGACTCCTAACCTGCAAGATATGTTTAACCAAATCAATGATCGCCTTCGCAAGCTAGAAAGTGGCCCAAACTCGGCGCAATATTCTGCCGACTCAGCGCAATCAACGGCTAATACGGCTCAATCCCAAGCCACAACCGCGCTTGCTAACGCTGCCAGCGCATACACCGCAGCTATCGGTTCTCTGCAACCAAGCGCATCAACAATCGTTAATGCCAGCAATCAGATGACGGCAATTTCCGCAAACGGCATTACTGTTTACTCTGGTTCGTCATCATCAAGCGGCGCTCGCGTAGTAATGAACTCTGCTGGTATTGCAGGATATAACTCAAGCAACTCTGCCACTTTTGCAATCAATGCATCAACAGGCGCGGCTAGTTTTTCTGGCTCAATTACAGGTTCGGCAATTACTGGTAGCAGTCTTAATATCGGTGGCAATTTTTATGTTGATGGATCAACTGGTTATTTAACTTGTACCGGAGCAAGCGTTACTGGAAGTTTATATTCAAGTAATGGAACTATTGGCGGCTTTAATCTTAGCTCTTATAGCTTGTCTAACGCTAGTGGCACAATTCAACTTCTTTCAAACGGCAATGGGCAAATTTCTCTTGCAGGCGAAATATTTGCAGGAAGCGTAAATATTGGCGGTCAAAATCCACCAACGAGCGGTTTGGGCGTTTATGGCGCTTCAACATTTGGTGGTTATATTTACAATACTGGATACGCCACAACTACATCATCGGCTAATGCCTACATCAACTCATCAACAGGCTTACTTGCTCGTTCCTCATCCTCATTGCGTTACAAGCTAGATGTAGAGCCTCAAGTTATTCCGGTTCAATCCATTCTGCAATTACAACCCAAGTCATTTATTGACAAGGCTTCTGCCGATGCACAAGACGGAAAGACCGATGGATTACCCCGCATCCTTGGTCTTATTGCTGAAGAAATTGCACAAATTCCCGTTCTTGCCGATTTACTTATGAATAAAAACGAACAAGGCGAACCTGATTCGGTAAACTATGATCGTGTTGCAGTAGCATTGCTTCCTCTCCTACAAGACCACGAAGCACGATTGGCAAAGTTAGAAGGCAAATAATGGCTGAAATAGATATAGAAAATGTGCTGAAAGGTATGCGCGAAGTCATTGGGAATCTTGCTCAAGAAAACGCAATTCTTAAAGCATCGTTGGAAGCGGCACTTACGCCAACACCAACGACCACCGCAGTACCCGAGCGACCAGATGTGACTGGCCCGCAAGGAATCCAACCATCTAACCCATAACCCGAAAGGGCGCAAATGAACGCCACGCAATTAGCTAACGCCGCAAACTGGGCGCAGGTACTCTGGGCAAGCGGAGCCGCACTCGCAACAATCGCCGCGATAGGAAAGGTTTTCTTTTCGATTAAGCACAAGCTAGACAACATCGAAGCTCATACTTACAAGCGCAACGGTGGATCATCTATGGCAGATGCCCTACACAGGTTAGAGGTAGCGGTTGCGGAGAACACTAAATTGACACAAAGAATTTCCCGCGAGTTGGCAAAACTAGAGGGGCGTTTCGAGAACCACATCGAAGAAGGTTTATGATGCGCGTGAGAAACCGCAGGAAACTGAGGATTCTCTTTCGAGCGTGGTTTGAGTCGTTTCTTACATTCGAACTTGTCTTACACTTTAAAGACCTCATTAAAAAAGATGTTCTTGTTCAGGCTGGCTTAGCCGCTTTGTTCCCTATCCTGTATCGGTGGGTTAATCCTAACGACAAATTCCCCAACGGAGACTAATGTT